GACGTCCGGCACCACCGAACTGCTGCGGCTGATCGGGCAGCGCGCCTACCGGCACGGGTTCAACCCGGTCGCCGACTGGCAGGCCTCCAACCTGGTCACCTCCACCGACCCGGCCGGGCACCTGCGTCCCAACAAGGAGAAGTCCGCCGAGAAGATCGACGGCATCGTCGCCGCCATCATGGCGCTTGACCGGGCGTGCAGGCACACCGCCCCGCCCGCCGACTGGACCGGAGCGGTGATGGTGCTATGACTCTGCCGAGCGCGATAACGACCCCGTGGTCCTCCGCGACTACCGCCTACTACGAGGAACAAGTGCTGGCCGCCGTCGCCAGCGAAGACGAGTCCCGCATCATCGACACGCTGCTCACCCAGCTGACCGGGGTGCTCGGCCACAACATCGAGAAACTGACCTACTACGAGGCGCACCACACGCTGCGTGACCTGCGGATCGCGATCCCGCCGCAGCTGCGCGGGCTGGACACCGTCATCGGCTGGCCCTCGATGGTGGTGGACGTGCTCGACGAACGGCTGGAGGTCAACGGGTTCCACGCCAGCGACGGCTCCAACATCGACGAGTGGTCCGACATCTGGGTCGAGAACGGGATGGAGACCGGCGCCAGCGAGGCGCACGTGCCCTCCCTGGTGTGCGGCATCAGCTTCCTCACCGTCGGCACCGGGCGCGACACCGAACCGGACCAGCTGCTCACCGTCAACTCCCCGTTGACGACCACCGTCGCGTGGGACAACCGTGCCCGCCGCCCCGCCGCCGCCGCGTCGTTCCTGTTCGCGGACGGGCGCGCCCAGGAAGCCACCCTGTACCTGCCCACCTACACGCTGCAAGCGGGACGCTCACCGAGCAACGACAGCTGGCTGGTCGACACCATCGACCCGCACAACATCGGCACCGTGCCGGTGTTCCCGTTCATCAACCGCGCGTCGGTGCTGCACCCGTTCGGGCGTTCCGAGATCACCCGGCCGATCACCGGGCTGACCGACGCGGGAGTGCGCACCCTGGTCGGGATGGGCGCGAAAGAGTCCGCGTTCAAACGCCCGGACGGCACCGTCATCTCCGGCTGGGAAGCCGTCATGGGCCGCTTCCTGGCCATCAGCCGCGACCAGGACGGCAACGTCCCGACAATCGGCCAGTTCCCGGCCACCACCCCGGAGCCGTACGTCGGGCAACTGGCGGCGCTGTCCCAGCTGCTCGCCGCCGAGGCGGCCATCCCGGTGCATTACCTCGGCTTCGTCACCGACAATCCCGCCTCCGGGGACGCGATCCGGCGCGGCGAAGCCCGCCTGCTCAAACGCACCAACCGACGCCAGCGGGCCTACGGCGGGCTGGGCTGGGGTCCGGCGATGCGCCTGGCGCTCGCGTTGCGGCGCGGCGTGCCGGTCGCCGACGTGCCACCAGTGCTGACCGTGTGGGAGGACTCCGGCATCCCGACCATCGGCGCGCAAGCCGACGCGGCCACCAAGCTGGTCGCGGCCGGTGTGCTACCGGCCGCCAGCGACGTCACCTGGCGGATGATCGGCCTGTCCGAAGCCGACCGGGCCAGCCTGGCCGAGTGGGCGGCCGGTGAGGCGAAACGGCAGCAGCAGGCCGCCGACATGGCGACCGCGCAGTTGCAGCAGGCCGCGCAGGCGGCGGGCGCGGCGGAACTGAGCGTGCAGACACCACCCGCCCCGTAGATGTACGATCCGCCACAGCTAGCACGGGCTGTGGCCTGACAGAGCAGGAGACCACAGTTGAGCCAGCCGCCGAAGGGTGAAGGGCAGCCCGACGACAACCGAACAGTCGAGCAGTCGTCATCGCATCCCACCCTGGACCAGTTACTCGCGCCGTTGGACGACACCGCGCGGAAGGCACTCAGCGACCACCTGGCGTCCCGCGACTCGCAGATCAAGCGTTACCGGACGCGGGTCGCCGAACTGGAACCGAAGGCATCACAGTTCGACGAGGCCAGTGAGGCAGCCAAGTCCGAAGCGCAGCGGGCCGCCGAACGGCAGACACGTCTGGAACGGGAACGCGACGAGGCGAAAGCGGCGCTGCTGCGTTACGACGTGGCCGCGACGGTGCCCGGCTTGCAAGCCTCCGACGCCGCGTTCCTGACCGGCGGCACCCGCGAGGAACTGGAAGCCAGCGCGCAAAGGTTGCTTTCCCGCATCCAAGCCGCAGGGCAGCCACCCGCACCGCAGCCACCCGCGCCGGACAAGGCGCAAGGCCGCGACCAGCAGGGCGGCGCACCGGACGCCGAGGCGTGGTTACGAGGCGCACTGCACAGGTAGCCCGGAGGTCTGCTTCGGGCCTAGTAGGAAGCGCCCGAAGCCATGACAGGTCCACCTCCCATCAATGTCACGCCGCTCACCGCGACTGAGATCACCCGCACCTACCCGGACAGGTTCATCCCGCAGCAGGTCGTCAACGAGATCGTCTCCGGGTTGAACACCACCTCGGTGGTGCGTTCGCTGGCCCGCAACGTGCCGCTCACCAGCCGCACCGCGCGGATGACGGTGCCCGCCGAACCCGCGCAGGCCTACTGGGTCAAAGGCGCAAGCGGTGACCCGAACAACGACCTCGGCCAGAAGCAGCTCACCAAGTTCGGGCTCACCGACCTAGAGTTCGTCGTCGAAGAACTCGCCTGCCTGGTGGTCATCCCGAACGCCTACGTCGACGACGCGCAGATCAGCCTGTGGGACTACGCGCGCACCGAACTGACCGCCGCGTTCGCCCGCAAGATCGACCTGGCGTTCCTGTTCAACCTGGACCGGCCCGCCAGCACCGGCGACTCGGTGTACGAACTGGCGGTCGCCGACAACCTGCAAGCCGACTCGGCCGACATCACGCAAGGGCTGCTGAACCTGCTGGAGAGCTTGCAGGACGTCAACGGCATCGTGTCCCGGTCCTCGTTCCCGTACGCGGTCGCCAACCAGTCCCGCAGCGCGCTGTGGTTCGACCCGCGCGGCCCGGCGGGCATCAACCTGTTCGGTATCCGCGCCGCAACCGCCTGCGACGGCGGCTGGGACGACTCGAAGGCGTCGGCGCTGGTCGGCGCGTGGAACTACGCCATGTTCGGCATCCGGCAAGACCTCACCTTCGACATGTTCCGCGAGGGTGTCATCACCGACGAGAACGGCGCGGTCGTCATCAACCTGATGCAGCAGGACGCGCAAGCGCTGCGTGCGGTGATGCGGGTCGCGTGGGCGGTGCAGCCGCAGCGTCGGCTGAAGCCGGACGGCACCTACGTCACGCAGTCCCCGTTCGGGCTGCTGAAGCCGATCACGAAGCCGCTCGGCGTCGCCGGGTTCAGCGTCGAAGGCCAGTCCGCGCCCAGCGCACAGCAGGCGTCGGCCTCGGGTGGCAGCGGCGGCGGCGGGAAGTCCAGCGCGAAGTGAGCTGGGTCGCCACGACTGACGTGCGCGCCCGCTGGCCGGGAGCGCCGGTCGACGACGCGCTGTTGCAGCCGTGGGTAGACGACGCGGAGACGATCATCCGCGCCGAGTTCCCGTGGGTGGACGACCAGCTGGGCAGCGACGTCACGTTGCAGCCGGTGTTGAACCTGGTCGTCACCCGCATGGTCATCCGCGCCCTCTCCATCCCGTTCGGGCTGCGGAACGAGGCGGTCGGCGACACGTCGGTCATGTACTACACCGAGGCGGCGGGGCTGTACATGACCGACGCCGACCGCCAGTTGATCGCGGGCACCGGCCCGCAGGTCGCGTTCACCATCGACGGGCTGCCCGCCGACTACCAGGTGGACCCGTCGCTGGCCGGTGCCGTCGTCAACGGCCCGTACGGGTCCGCGCCCTACGAGCTGGACCCGTTCGACTACCCGCCCCCGGCGAACCCGGACCCGGCGGGGCGCTCCTACTCGCCGCAGTTCAACCCGCCCGTGGTCACCCCGTACCGGGACCAGCCATGAGCTGGATGGGAGCGCGGCTGCTCACCGAGCCGGTCGCCATCCTCACCGCCCCACGCGCCGACGACGACTACGGCCCCGGCGCAGCCGACTGGGACAACGCCACCAGCTACGAGACCACCGCCCGGCTGCAACCCGCAGGCGGCACCGAATCGCTGATCAACACCGACGTGCAGCAGGGCGACATGCTCTGCTACCTGCCCGCCGGGACACCCATCACCGGCCGCGACCGGATGATCTACGAGG